GTTAGCGACGAAAGCAGCACCCCGCCACAAACCAGCAAAGTATAACTGGTTAGAAAGTGACGTGGCGCTAACAATCTCCTCTGTATCGCCCCGTGATGAAGGAAAGATACGGCGAACTTTCGTAATAGATACGTCAGTTCCACGATAGTACTCCTTCCCACAAGACTCTCTGAAATAACCTTTTGAGAAAGTCTTGTGCCGGTTAATCTTAAAGCCATAAGCCTCAAGAGAACCGATCACGAAATCTGCATATTCTGTGGGAACGATAATATCGTCTCCATAGATGCGCACCGATCCCTTCAAAGACATAACGTCTTTGAAGGTAAGGGGTCTATTAAGCGCCTCTTGAATTCCTATCAAGGCTATCACAAAGAAAGTGATGGCTTCGATCGGGAATGTGAGAGCTGAACCCATAGACGCGAACTTGGTGAGAGATATAATACCTCTCCCAGGAACGTCAGCCCTTGTACTTCTTGTACTTTCAACTGCCTCACGTAAGTGAGGCCAATTGCAAAGTAAATTCTGTACAAGGCGATTGGAGACTCTGTCGGATGCTTCTGATAGATCGATAGTCGTAAGACTTCCATCTACAGATCCTTTCTGGGCCAAGTGCTGGTTAGGCTCTTGGTCAGAAAAGCCGATAAAATGTTTCAGAAGTTTATCCTCTGAAACACACAAGACTAGCTGCTCAGCAATTCCTTGTTGCATATACTGCATATAGGAAGGTTCAATTGCAATGATGCGAGGAGTCTTCAACGTTTTAGGGACAAGAGTTACCTTAACAGGTAACTCTTCCCCAGGTTCAATGAACTTCACTCGGTCCTGATACTTATAGTATCTGGCGTTAGGGAGTGCGTTTTCAAGATAAGAAAACGTAGACTCTAACCGCAACGGCCACGCAGTTTGCGCATACTTAGTATTACCAAGTAAGCGATCAGCTGTATGACCGGGTCCGTGTCGAGGGATGATGTCTCCATTGTAGACGACCAAATCTACTTTTGAGAATACA